GTTTGTATCTTCGCAATATCGCCCGCTCTGAGCGCTTTCTGCACCCCCTGCGGCTGCTCGCGTAACTATTTATTCCTATCCAACAACCGTTCCAAGCTGGTGTTGAGGTTCACCTCGTAAATGTTAGATTTTGCAGATTGAACCCGGTTTAACAGGGAATTCGCCTCGTCAAACGACAAGCCATTCTTTGCAAGGTCGCGCAGAATATTCAACTCGCTTTGCCCTTCCCCCAGCATGGTAAGGATTCTGCCCTCGTCTTGATTTAGCCTCACCTTGCCCATAGCGCGAGCTGTAAATTGCTTGTCATAGTTACCGCCTCGCCCGCTAACTGCCGGGCTGTCAGACACATACAGCCCGTACCCGTTAATCTGCGCGCCCTCGCCCGTGCCGATCTTGGACATGTCGAACTGATCAAACTTGTGCGGCGAGCTGTGGAACGCGCGAATGCCAACCGGGTTCACCGCCCCGGCAACCGTCATGGCGTTGTCCATCAGCCCCTGCCCGCGTTCTTCCAACGCCGGCAAGTCAGCCCCAGTCACTGGACCACGCCGCCCCAACAACCCAAGGCGCTGCGCGTCCGACATGAGCGTGCGCGACGCCACGGGCGACACGTTCGGGTCCTGGTTGCTCATATACTGCGGGGGGTAGACGCTAGACCAACCTACCGGGTTATTGCCCATCTCCTCATACGTCGGCGGACGCTGCCGCGCAGTCGGCCCCCCGTAATACTTCTCATAAAGAGCCGCTAGCGAGTTGTCGGCCGAGCCGCCATCAGCGTAGCCCTGGACGTGGCCGCCCTCGGCAAAGTCAGTCTGGCCCTTCATGATGGCCTCACGCATCTTGGGGGTGATGGTCAGGCCAGGGGCTTCGAACGGCGGGTTGTTGTGCCCCATCCCGGGTCCCGTCCCCTGCGGCAACATCACATCATTCAGACCAACCTTCGCGTCCGGGTCAAGCCTCTTCACCAGCTTGCTCAACTGGTTCGGCACCATCTTGTCGTAGTAGGCCTTCATGCCTTCGCCGCCAACTCGAAGCCCTTCGCCGGAAATAAAATTAACGCCAATCTCTTCTGGAAAACCAGTCGTTGATTTGGGGGAACCTTTGCCCTTTAGTATTTCTTCTGCCAACTCCCTCCCAACTACATTAGGCAGATCTTTTTCAGAAACATAACGTTGGTCAAAAACAGTTCCGTCAGGACCGCTTGCTGACAACCCAATTTTACCGTCTGCGCGCCAATACGCTAATTCATCAATCTGTTTACTCAAATCATACCTCTTCACCTGCTCCGCACCCGGCGTCCAAACAATCTTGTCGTAGCCGCCTTCAGCAGCCTCCTTGAGCGCGCGCTTAAGAGCAAGGTCAGTCCATGCAGCAGTGTTGGTGACGTAGGGAGCGGAGGGGGTGCCGCTATCTGTTGGTTTTGGACCCAACGCCCTGATCGCATCCTTTGCGGCGTCAAGGCGCTCCCGACTAGCTTGATAATTAGGATCAGCGGAAAGAAGGGCTTCGCGTTTGTTGAAGTGTTCAGCTTCCCTACGTTCAAATGCCCTCGGGCTTTCTACGCCACGATTGAAAGGCTCAAGGGGTTCGCCATTAAATCTTATCCGATCAACCACTTCCGCATGTTGTCTTTGCGCTCCAAACAACACTTTGTAGGCGGCTGCCTCATCTATCTCCCATTGGGCTAAAGCTTTAGGATCAACAAACCCCTCCTTCCTCCCCTTCTTCCCCCAGTCGCTCTGGAGCTCTTCCAGGTGTAGTATCTTCTCACCGTTCGGGCCGGTGCGGTCAGACATGCGAAGATGCGCGAGGACGTTGGGGTCGTCCCAGTGGGAGGAGGTGAAAGTCACGCCTTGTTTTGCAGCGTCAAACCGCAACGCCTGTTCAGCATCAAATTTCTCATAAAACCGAGAAGTTATTGTTCCGTCGGGCATTTGGACGCCCCACCTTCCACCGCCACTACCTAGACGGCGGTCGACTTCAAGATCTACAACCTTTGCCTGTGGTCTGTCCAACCTCAACAACACCTCGCGGTAGTTCTCGCCGCCGGGAAGGGTGTATTGTTGGAATTTGGTGGCGCCCTCTTTTCCAATTGTTTGGAATTGACTGGCAAAAGCGGGGCTAATTGCCATCTGTTCATTAAAAGCAGATGTTGCGTTATCCAAATGCCAAGTGCGAACGTCATCTGAGACATTGCGCCAATTTCTAATTTCGTCCAGATCGCCTGAATGGTATGCGCCCTGCGCCGCAGCATCTTCAATCCATTTTTGTTTTGCAGCATCATTCATTTCAGGTTTGCCACGCCCACCCAACACCGTCTCCTCAATCTGAGGCCGCCGCTCACTAAAGTGCTGCGCAAGCTCCTCACGCGTCACACTGGGTCGGGACGCCCACTCAGGGCGCAAGACCATCGCACTGTCCATCTCGGAACGCATGGCGCTAAGAGTTCTGTCATACTGGTATTTTGCTTTGGTTTCGGGAGAATCCCTAATCTCCAACGCCCTGTTATAATCAGGAGATTTCTTGTTTATCGTGTTCTCATTCAAACCAAGAGCATCCATCTCCAGCTTGGCCGCCGCCAACTTTGGAGCGTAATCGCGCTCAATCTTCGAGCGCATGACATTCGTGGCGGTTTCGTCAGCAATGCCAGTGTTGTAAAATTCGTCTGGCTTAACGCCATACTTTCGAAGCATCGCCGCCATCTGGTCAGGCGTCCCCTTCGCCTGCGCCAAGTTAGCCGCCGTCTCCGCGCCGTGGCTGTAAAACCCCAACGGCGACAACTCACGCGGAACAACAGCCACCGCCTGCGCGCTCTCACGCGCCGCTGCCTTCGCCCGGCGAGCAGCCGAACCGCTAGGCTCCAACCCAACGCCCTCACGTGCAACAACGTCAGCAACAACATCAGTGCCAGCGGTAACGCCCTCAGCACCCTCACGCGCAATTGCCTGAGTGCCGCGCGCACCCGCAGCCGCATCCTCACGCGCAATCAAACCAACGCCACTGCCAATGTCAATGTCATCAACGCCACCACGCACAACCAACGCAGTGCCAGCGCCCGCGCCCGCACGCCTTGCAGCAGCATCACGTGCCGCATTCGCCGCACGCCTGGCAGCAATTGCCCCATACCCAACAAACGGAATGGCGCCAGCCGCCCCAAAAGCCGAAAACTGACGGTACATGCTGGCCAGATCTTCGTCGCCAGCTTGCTCAGCCTCCACCGCCCTGTTCCGCGACTCATGCATGTCCATAGCCGAACGGACATTGCTCACAACCGGCACAAAATCTAGGGCCGTTCCAACCGGGTCATTCTTAACGCCCTCCCAGACCGCCGAACCGAACGTGCCAATGTCCTTGCCCAAACGAGTGAACGGCTTTGGACCGGTTGCAACGTCAATGGCATACTTCTTAACAGTGCCCGGAACCTCAAAATTACCCTGAACAATCGGGCGAAAGTAATCCCCTATGCTTTGTGACACGTTAGCGCCCAGAGACGGGTCGTCCAAGGGTGCCGCCATCTGCATTGCATCGCCCACAGCGTAACGCCGAACAAGGTCCGCAAAGGTGCGGGGCCGTTGCTCCTGCACCCGCTCCTGCTCCTGCGCAGGCGCAGCATCATCACTGCTAATGCCGGTTGCAGTGCCGCCATCAGCGTAGCCCTGGGGCTCAGTAATGCTCGCAGCAATCGCCGCAATGACAGCCGGGTCATACACCTGAGCCGCACGCGAAACCGAGCCGCCGTCCGCATACTTGCGCGCAAGCTCAATCAACCCACCATCGGCTAGTTTTGGCGGCGCAATTGGTGGCGCCATCGGGCGCCCGTTTTCTACCGTCGCCATTGCATCAATGAGCTGGCGCCTTACAGCAGGGTTGGCCATGTCTATCGTAGCGCCAGGCTCAACACCCAAATTGCGCGCAACCGTTGCAGCGTAGGCCGACGGGTTGTTGTCGCCGTCGCCAGCCGGAGCCCAACGGGCAATGATGGATTGCGGCGTGTTTAAGCCGCGCTCGCCATACGATTGCAGCAGATTATCCGCCGCTTTAATGCCGTCGTCCATCGAGGCAAACTGACCAAACCGCCCGTCAGTGCCCTTATATCCAGGCTGCCCTCGAACAAACGAGCCGTCAATAATGTTAAGCGGATTGTTGTTGCGATAGCCGCGTGGCACATTAGGATTGCCCGTAAGCTGCGTATTAGGCGCTGCCGCCTGTGGTGCTACCGCCTGTGGTGCTGCCTGTGGCTCTGCCTGTGGTGCTGCCTGTGGTGCTGCCTGTGCCGCTGCCCGCAAAACAGGCAAGAACTCACGCGGAATGAACTCCGCAGGCGGCTGCGGCCGAGGATCAGGCACGCCTATCAACTGACGCGATGCCGGGCGCATCCGCAATTCTTGTTCTTTCTGCCCCTGCGGCTGAGCACGGCGCTGCGTATCCCGTTGAGTTACCATTTCACCCTGTCCGCCCAGTAAGCCGCGCTGCTCTTACCCTTAGCAATATTAGCAGCGTGCCTAGCCTTAAAACTAGCACGCTTGGCCGTCATCCTATCACTCTCGCCAGCCTTGGGTGCGCCAGCAGTGCTAGCACCCTGTTCGCCAAAGCGAATGATCTTTGGCTTACCATCAACCGTGGTCTTAACAACGTGAGACTTAGTAGGATGATCAGGCGTGCGGCGTGGCTTGTTAAGAGGCAAGCTATCCTTGTCGATCGGGTTGGCCATCGCTACCACCTCACTACGCCGCATAGGGATTGCTGTATTCTCGTTTCATCTGCCTAGGATCATCCGGGTCTTTAGCTTTCGGCAGCTCGAACCACCCATCGTTTTTGAGGTATATCACCGCCTGCGTAAATGTATCAACGTAGTCATCATGCTCGGCTACCGGAAACTTCGCCAGCTGCTTAAGGAAAACACCAGCCCAACTCACAGGATGGCCCGGAGTCTTTTTTGACTCTGGCACCCATAGTAGCCCTAGCTCCAACGTTGGCGCAGACTGGTGTGCACGACTGGTCTTACTCGCGTTGCCCGGGTTGTAACCAACGGCTGGTATGCGTGCTAACCTGAAATCCTGCAGTAGGCTTTGGCCGCTGGCCTTGGCCTCAACCAACACTCGATCAGGACGCCGAGCACGACCATACGGCGAGTCCTTGGACATACCACCATATTCTGTTTGCCAATCCTTGATCGCGCGAGTACGCAGATCGGGATAACTTAGGTGTTCGTCCCATGCGTCGATCAGCATGACATTGCGCTCGCCCTTGTGTGTAAACACCGCCCAAACGGTGCAAGCGGTTGGATCATTAGCAGCACTCTCACTAAATGCGCAGTCATACGACTGTAGTATGTATTCAAACGGTGGCAGCGCCTTATCGCATGGCCAATGTTGAAATTTGGTAACATCAAGAATACCGCCCTCAGCTGGTGCAGGGTCCTGCTGCAATTGTCCGGCAGTGCCATAGACCCCTAGGCTTTGCTTAAGACTGGTTATCTCAGCATCACCGAAGCGCTCTGGACAAATCAACTCGCCTTTGGCAGTGCGCGGATCATATGGGCCAAGCATTGTCTTACGCTGCCGACCGTCATACTCGGCGGGAATGCAAACATGCTCCCATCCACCTTGTTCGAGGATGATACCGCTGGCGTCGCGCTCATGAAGACGCTGCATCACTGTTACCATGGCGTCTAGCTTTGGATCGTTAAGCCTGGTTGCCCAAACCATGTTGATCCAGTCAATCGTCGACTCGCGTATAGTATCACTCTGTGCATCGCGGGCAGAATGCGGATCGTCCAGAATTAACCGGGAACCGCCCTCGCCGGTAGCAGTGCCGCCAACCGAGGTAGCAATGCGGTAACCAGTTTTGTCATTCTCAAATCTTTGCTTAGCATTCTGATCACCCGCCAACGTTAGCATATGCCCCCATCGCTCTTGATACCAAGGCGATTGCACCAGCCGACGCGCTGATAGATTGTCGCGGATGCTCAATACACTCGAGTAGGACGCGCACAGGTATTTATGATGCGGCGCTGACAACCACTCCCACATTGGCCACATAACGCTTACAATCAACGACTTGCTGTGCCGCGGTGGAATGTTAATTAGCAGTCGTCTAATCTCGCCAGCGCTAACAGCTTCGAGGTGTTCGCATATCACCTCGATGTGCCAGCTGGGTACAAACGGGACCCCCGGCTCTACTACATGCCAGGCCTGTTTGACAAACTCATAGAGACTAGCGCTTGCAGCACGACGCGACAACTCGGCTTCAACAACTGTCATCATCACGCGCGGATCAAACGACGCATTCACGGCGCAATCTTGCCCTTGAGTAACAATTGCTGCATGATTAGCAGTTCATCATCGTTTAGGCCACGCATGTGCACCTGCAGTGCTGCAATTGCAATAGGACCACCATCAGCACCAGTGATCTCTTGCATTACTCTGTCGCCATACTTGCGCGGTGCAGTTTTCGCAGCGTGCCATTTACGTGCATCAATACGATTGCGTGCGCGTTGTGGATCGTCATCATTGTCTGCGATATCAATAATTTGCCCGGCGAAAGTGTCCTGTTGAGCTTCGCGAGCACGCGCGTATGCTTCGGAAAACGAAGGAAGACGCTGCAACCAACCGTATACAGTATCCAAACTCGGCATGTCTGAATCCGAACAAATAGACGTGATCGTACGACCATCGGAGAGCATCACGCAAATTTGTGCAGCAATTTCATCGCTATAAATCGGTTTGCGCCCCGTTTTCAGCAGCAATTCCGGCGGTTTCTTTTTTGGCATGCAGCCCTCCGATTAACATGCGACGCCTAGCACAAATGCAAGCGCAGCGCAAAGGCCGGCTGCAAAGCCCAACGGCAATCCCCAGCGCAAGCGCAGAACGCATGCGTTGGGGGCATGCGAGATATGCAGCAATATGCGCTTGAATGCTTGCGAGAAAGGGAATACATTTTGATGGTCAAGAGAAACACATAGGAAGAAAAACAAAATGACAAACGCCATCCGCACTCAGATTGCTAACGCCAAAGCGGCTCTTGCCGAACATGGCTGGCGCGAAATTGCCAGCGTTATGCACGATGGCGGCGCAACTGGTGATTTTGGCACAATGTATATGAAAGAGAAAGAGACTGTCTTCGTCAATTTTAAGACTGCTAAAGACATCCTCTATATAATTGCAGCCTAACGCCCATCTGGGGGGGGGCTCCGGCCCCCCGCCACCCTGCGCAAAAAAAAAGAGAAGCAAAATGACCCACTACATCGTAATGACTGCCTCCGCCAAGGTCTCCGGCAAAGCCCGCCAATTTGGCCGCTACGGCCACGCGGCTGTGGTTGAGGTCGAGACCGCCGACACCGTGCCCGCCATGATCAGTGAGCGCGCCAAGGGCGTGGTGCGCATCGTGTGGGACAGCGGCGCGTGCTCGATCGGAAAAACAGACCGCAGCGCATTCGCCGTGGCCAAGGCGCACGCGGCAGCGATGGCGGCGCGGCTTAACGCCTAACGCCTAATCCCCAGCGCAAGCGCAAAGCGCATGCGCTGGGGGCATCCCCGACATGCAAACCATACAGCAGATTACGCTTGTATCGTCGCGTCGGGGGGCGCACATTGTGGGCATAGAGAAACACAAGGAGACACGGACATGGCCAACCTTCTCAACGCCTACCGCGCCGCACCAACCGCCGCCAACCGCGCCAAACTCGCACGTTACCTTGACCGCCACGCAATGGCTCTCTGCCTCGCGACCGCCGAGGAATATGCATTCCTCAAAGCAAACGAATTCATCGCTTAACCAACCGGGGGCTTCGGCCCCCGCCACCCGCACACAAAGGAAAATCAAAATGGCCAACGCATACATCACCACCCGCCCAGTCCCCGCCGCCATGATTGGCGCAATCGAGGGCTACCTCCCATCGTACGCCCGCAGCATCACATGTCTGCATGGCGACATGGACACTGACCCCGTCCGCTACCGGGCACATTACAGCGAGATAAAATATATCCGCGCCGCCATAAATTGCGCCAAGGCATGGGCCGCTTTTGACGCCATGCAGGCCGCGCGCCGCGCCTAACTCCCACCTGGGGGCTTCTGCCCCCACCACCCTGCACACACACA